AATATAATCGGTTAATACATAGAGTTTTTCACCAGTAATAAACTCAGAAGAAACTACCGATCCTTTTTTGATAGGATTAAAGAAATTACAAGTAATAGAATATTTTATATTTACTGGCGGTGAGAATATCTTATAAATTTTAGAATTAGTTTCTGTACTCATAATTCCGTTATCAGAATCATTTATTGTTTGTTCTAATTTTGATAATCTAAAAGCTGTATTGAAATTTTGTAGATTATTAATATTGAAAGCCTTAACAGCGTTTGTTGCTTTACTTATGATAGTAGGAGAGGAAGAAGTAGTATTTGCGAAATTCACATGAATTTTTGAAGATAGTGTAATGTACATATAATCTGGATCGATAATTTTAATTCTAATACCAATTGGAGAAACTTTATTAATGTATGTTTCAATATCTGATTTTCTACTATCTGTTAAAACTGTACCTGAGTATGTGCTTGGTGAAATATAAACTGTTCCAAAATTTACACTTGTATTTGTTATATCCCCTCCATATACGCTAACATATTGAACTTCTGGATACTTTTGGAGAACTACAGTTTCATAATCGCTATCTGTGATGCATCTACCCTGTGTTTGATACTGTCTTGGTGCATTAAAACGTATTGATTCAATACCTTCCGAATTAGCGCCACTAAGAGCGGGCGAAACAACCGTGATATCAGAAGGTATTGCATAACCACCATTAATAGTCCCAAGATCAGAATCAAGGTTAAAAGATGTAATACCATTACAATCAGAACCATTAGAAATTCTATAACTTGCAGTAATAGTAGAACCGTTTTTAGGTTTTTTACCGAAAACGTTATCACCGAATAAAATTTCATATCTTTTGTCTGAGTTAGCCTGAACGAAATATACAGTGCTATTAGAAACCAAATTATAAAGAGTAGAAACGAAAGAATAAGAAGTATTAGTATTACTTTCAGTAACGATTACTTCAAGGCTCTCGGTATCAATATTTTGATTTGATAAAATGAATTTTTGGTTTTCGATAGAGTAATCAACAACGAAAGAATCTTGTAGGTATGACCCCTCGTAAATTTCAAGATTAGCGATAGCAAAATTTGCATCTGAAGAAAGATAAGAGTGTTCGTTATCCGTAACGAAAGTAAAAGTTCCGTTTGAATTTGTACCTGTAAAAGATGTGCCTTTAGGAACAACAATAGGACTTATAACACCAGTAGTAGCAAGATCAAAAGTAACTACAGCTTTCGAAGAACGGGTTGATCTTGGTAGATAATTTAATTCTTTTGCATGAGAAATAACCGAATCAAGCTTTTGAGCCGAATCAAGAAACATTTCAGACGCTACCATATTAAGATAGAACGAATTAAGGTAAGAATTATAAGACATAACGTCAAGAAGAACGTTGATGTTTGACCCCTCGAAATCGTAGTCTTTGAAAACCGATTGAGAAATAAGGAAATTTTTAAAGTTCTGTTTTAGTGTATCAAAATCAAGAGAACTTAGTTGTAGCGAACTGTTGGCCATTTATCTCGCTCTTTTTAAAAGAAAACTGAAACTTACAGGTGTTGGATTATTTATTAAATTATAGATGATTGTTATTTGAATAGCGTTTTCATCTTGAGTTTTATCAACAGATATTTTCAAAGGATTTACTCTAGGCTCATTATTTTTAATCGTGTTTTGAATAAAGAACTCTAATGTGGCTAAATTCTCTTTAAGATTTAGTTCGAATAAAGTATTATAGATATTAGAACCGACATATGGACTGAATAGCCTTTCGCCAATATTCGTCATAAGAATATTTTTAAGAGCCTGATTTACAGCCTGTTCGTTTGTTACTCTGCCTAACTGATTACCGTAGGGAGTTTTAGCGAAGCTGTCTAGAAAATCAGAGAAATACTCTGTTTTTTTTCTTATACCGTTTGCCGTTTCGGCTCTAGTTAGTGCCATTTTATTTTCTTTCTTAGATAAACTTTGTTTTTGGCGAGGTTGGTGATGTGATACTTGAAGAAACCGTAGTTACACCAACATGAACATCCTTAGTAATTCTAACACCATCACTCTTAATCGAAATACCCTTACCGTTTATACCACCAACAGTAGCAGTTATCTCGCCAGATGAAATAACTATAGTTGTGGTTCCAACTTTGAGCGTAATTTTACTGGCGCTTTCAAAAGTCATATCGCTTAAAGAGTATATTTGAGCCTTTCCGCTTTCAACTCTTGTATCCATATTACCACTTTGAACGTGTAGCGAACATTCACCATCAACCATTTCAATTCTATTACCACTAATTGAAATGCACTTATCGCCATCTACTGAATTATATTCGCTACCAGTATGTTCAGAAATCATATCTCCCTGAGAAGTTTTATATGTATTACCATTAGCATCGTTATGAAAAGATCCTTCTGATGTACCACCAACTGCTCTTTCGGCACCAGTCATAAGAGTTTTACCAACTCCTGACGATTTATCGCCTTTTACATTTTCATTAGATGTTGATTCAACACTAGTGTCATGATTACCATCAATATGACTACTGCTTCCACCAGAAACATAAGTTCTGGCTTCATGGCTTAAACCAGTTGTAAGTCCCTTATAATCTTCTGAAATTTGTTTGGTTTCAAAACTACCATCATGATTAAAAGTAGACTCAAAAGACTCTTCTGGCTTATTAGGATTATCATGTCTTGTAATCTTTTTACCATTAAGAGTCTGCTCTTCATAAACATATGGATACTCAGGCTTCACCGTCATCGGTGCTGGTTTTGGTAGTTTATTATTTGTTTCGTCTGATTTTGCCATTATTTAAGATCCATACTCTTAATCAATTTACCAGTTAAATCTGCCGATGCAGAAGCGATATTTGCAGCTACCATTATTTTACCAAGCTGATTTACATTCAAACCACCCAAAGCTGTAATTGCACCGATATTAGCAATACTATTAAGAGCACCAAGGTTTATACCAGCCAAACCAGCTAAATTAGACAACCCTGGAATAGCAGCAAGATTGCCAAAAGGTAAAGGAGGTAAAAATGCAAGTGCTGAACCAGTTTTCATTACTTTAAGAAATGCCATATTTTTTGAAAAGTTACCAAGGGTTTTACTTACTGCACCAACATTCAAAACAGAGTTTGGAAGATGAGCAGCTTGTGCTAAATTAATTGCTAAACCTGCTAAACCTAAAATTTGTGACAAGTTTGAAAGAGCATTTTTACCAATTGCTTTTTCTAAACCAGCATTTTGACTATACAGGTCTTGAGCAGCTAGAACAGAGTTAATAATGAATACTGTTAGGTTTAAATGTTTAACATAAGGTCCAAGAGCGGTTGCGATCGCTCTTTCACTAATCATTGTAAGCTCTTCAGTCATTGATTTATATGGTAATTCTGTTTTTGCTCTCTTTGTATATATTGTAGTCCCATCTTGACCTTTCCACTGAATATAACCAGGATAAGGGTCTTCTTTTTGTGTGAAATATTGCTGAACGTAAAGATCAGGAATAGTTACTACAAGAGGTTTTGGAATTTTATTACCATAAACTAAAGTAGGTAAGGTTGAAACAGGAATATTTTTTACACCGTGTTGCAATGATTGTTGAACAAGTGTAAGAATACATTCAGTAAGAGTACTTTTATATCTAGGATCAAGATAGTTAACATTACCATCCGCAAACGCTAAAGTGAACGCTTTGATAACTTGGTCATAACCGTATTTTTGAACCAGAAGCCCTAGTGCCCCAACTACAGAGTCTTTCATTATTTCTTTATTAGCTGGAGCGTTTTTCTTATTTCCACCGCCAGCAATTTTCATTATATTTCTAATCATATTAAGCTGTATTGCCATTTTAGCAAAAGCCTGAGCTGTTCCAAGAGGATCTACCTGCTTAATTATTGCTGAAATATCAAGACCAGGATCTGCCGCAGCAGTTGTCGGTTTATCTGCATTAGGAGCGTTTTTTTCTCTTGATGTTTCTACAGATGGTTTACCAGTATCGTTTTTTACAACTGTTGCAGATGCGAATTTATCTTTTTCTGTATTATGAGGTTTTAATCCAAGAGCTTTATTAAAAGCGTTAAAATCACCCCACTTATTACCTGTAGATAAATCACAACCGAATGTTTCTTTATCTAACTGCGCAAGAGCTTCATTTTTACCAGCTTCTTCTGGTGATCTATTAATTGCCAAATTAACCTCCTGATGGTTGTGCAGCTCGAGCGAAAGACCCCATAACAATAGGATATTGCTCTGCAGTATCATCATCCATAAATGCAATAACAACTCTCGAACCAACTAATAATCCAACTGGGGTTATTCCAACTTTACCAGTCGCGGCTGAAGTAACTGGTTGAAGAGGCATAGCCCAAGGTAAATGATCGTCTTTAACCGAATCTTCATCGTTTTGATAGTTGTACATACGAACCTTTACTCTACCTGATTTTAAAGGGTCTTTAATATCTCTAACTTCAGCAAAATAAAACTTAGCCATTTGAACCACCTTTTTCCTTAAACGAACCTTTAACAACCCCCAAAACCATTGTGTATCTTGGAGTTTGTCCAGCAGGTCTAATTTTATGTTTAATATATACGACTAAAGCTTCGGCATTAAATTGGGTTTCACCAGCAGCTGCACCCGAACTTACTTTTTTTGGTATTTCTAATTTTACAATACTTCCTAGTTTAATAGAAGGATTTCCTACGATTTCTAACGTTGCATAATTTTGAGAAAGATGAGAAAGATAATCTAGTCTATTTTTTCTAGCATCAGCAACGCCTGTTGCAGTTTTATCATTAGACGAATCTTTCATTGTTACAACAGGAACACTTTTTACATTAGTAGGTGAACCAGAACTAACACCATTTGCTTTGGTCGTTCCACCTGCAACTTTATATTCTTTTTCATCCTGCTTAACCTGATCAACAATACCTGTAGCATGATTATAAGAATGTTGTTCCGCTTTAGTAAATGCTCTAGATGGTGTGAAGAAAGAATCCGAAACTTTAAAAGATAAAATAGCATTAGCTTTATCAGCTTCGGTCGAATTAGTCAGGTCAGCAGTTGTTTTCTGTTTTAATGTAACCGTAGATGATTGCGTAAAAAGCTCTTCGAAAGTAGAGAATATATATTTTTGAGTTGAGTTTTCAGACTGCTGAAACAAAACGTAAGCCGATGATTTGTTTTTTTGAGAAACGTGTTCTGAATTTAATTTTCTAAGGGCAGCAAGAGGATGCTCGTTTTTGAATCTAAACGTTCTTTTTCCTTTTGTCTCGTCTTTAATTTCTACGGTCTTATCACTTTTGAAATTTTTCTTAACAATACCTTCTACAATTTTACTTGTTAAATCTTCATAAGTGTCTTTTACATAATTGCTCTGTGCATTAAGTAATTCTTGAGTAACGCCTCTTATCATATATTTTTTATATTTCAAAGAACCTTCGCCGTCTGAAGCCGAATCATCTAAATCTGGCATTTTTAAAAATTTAAATTTGAACCCTGTACTGCTTCCGGAATCAGCCAAAGAAAACCCTATTTCGATATCTTTATCGAAAGATCCGTTTAAATTTGTTTTACCTAAAACATCACTATGATCAATAACTTGTATTTCACAAGAAGGACCATACATATTCAAAATATCTTCGAATATGCTTATTTCTCCGTATGTCGCCTGATCAAAATTAGTTAAATCAATATCTCCACATTTTAGCTTCGATATCTTAATATCTCCAGTTGGCATATTAACCCTTCATTAAATCTTTAAGGTTTTCAGAAGCTATATAAGCCAATGAATTATCAATTATTTGAACTGTTTTATTGAAATCGTTTTTATTGGCTTCGTATTCGAAATATGTTACAGGTTTCCAATAAACTTCTTCTTCAGGTTCGATATTATTGACAATTAAAGTTGATGTTGTGAAAACGGTATTAGTTTCGCTCTCTGTTCCATAAATGTAACTTGATCCAGAGATAGAAACATCACCACCATCAATAAAAGTACCAGAAATATTTTTTAAACATAAAACATTATTAGATGAAAATGATATTTGACCTTTTCCTGAATAAGTATTATCGAAAACAATAAGACAAATTTCTTCTTTTAAGAACCCATCTGAATTTTCAACATCATAGGAAACAATTTTATTCGTATTGATTACCCAATCTAACTCTTTTCTTTTATAAGATACAACAGAGTTACTATACCCATAAACAGGTTGCCAGTATTTTTGTTGATTTGTAGTTAGAGAATTATAACCAGAAACAGTTAAAGAATCTTCTGTTGTCCAGTTATTCTTATAGTTTTTAATCTTTTGCTGAGAACGGAAATAAGATCCATACTTCTTAATAATATATTCATTAAATTCTCTTTCGTGCAAATACCACTCGTAGTATGGATCTACAATTTTATTAGCAAAATAAATTAACCAGCTTTGGTACTGGTCTTCATAATAACGAAAACTTAACTGATCTGCTCTTTCCTCTGATGAAATAGCGTATGGGTAATATGAAAGAGGGTTATTGTAAACTTTATCTAAAAGAGTTGCCCTCTTTGTTATATCAACAACTTCGCTATTTGCATACTGTATTTTTGGAAATTTTTCGAAATATTTTTCCATTTAAGCGCCCGCTGTATAAGTTGGAATTCCTTCGGGAGTAGTAGGCGTAGGAGCTATTGGTGTTTGGGCGATAGCATCTTTTAGTTTACTAGAATTTTCAAACCAATTAAGCGCATCTTTTACTGCATTTATACCCTGTCCGCCTTCATAGTTTGTTTGATCCCAAAGTTGAATTTCTTGCAATTGTAATGTCAAATTAACAACTGTAGGAGCTCCATTTTTGAAAAAAGAAGGTGTTCCAGCACCTGAATAGTCTACCTGAACTCCTAAAACTGCACAAGGTCTAAATCTAATTGTAAATGTATCGTCTGGAAACATTTTAACAGCCAAAATATTAGGGTATCTATAAACCGCTCCACCAAGATCCTGTCTTGGAAGGGAATTATATTTAAGGTAATTTACGATATCTACGATCGTATTAGATTCTTGTTCTGTATTTGGAGTAAGGGACCATGATAAATTATGCTCTTTATAATTTGGTTTTTGAAAGGTCATAAAAAGTAAAGGATTTAATTTAATACCTTGTTGCGCTCCTATTCCCGCTGCAACAATAGATGCTGCGGCTGAAATACCTCTTCCAAACACGGAACTTAAAATACCTGTAGCTACGCTAGTTGCGCTTTCGGCAGACCAAACTAAACTTTGAGTATCATTTATTTTTCTAGGAATTGGTAGTCTTACTCCACCTAAAGGCAACATCAATGGAGTAGATGTTAATTGTTGATCTATGTTGTATGACATAAATGTCAGTTCTGTATAGAAGTCTCTTTCGTCCGTTATCAGGTCGTTCGGGAAACTCTTATATGATAGTGATTTTCTTGGTGGAAGAGGGAAATTATACCCAAATGAGCCAAATATCGCCATTTAAAATCCTGTTATATTTAACTAAATATCTTAAACTATATTTATATGAAAAAAATGACAAAATACCACAAAGGCAAATTCAAACCAAAAAATCCTAAAAAAT